CCATATTTCTATAGCTGAATATTTTCAACGCCAACGAAATCTGGTTCCCACTCTTTTAAGGCGGCTTTTAGCCAATTTTTTACTTGATTGATGCGTTCAGTTGCTGGCAAACTCGCGCTAGTATGGAATGTTCCATAGCCTACCAGCACCTTATCATCATATATTGCATAGCCCGTGATGCCTGTCGCTGCATCTAAGGCTAGAATACGCTATGTGTCTTCACCCTTTGGAGGCACTTTATTTTTTTTCACTTTATATGGGTCACCAGCCATACAGATATCACATATCTTATGCTTGCGCCAATTATCAAAAGTTTGTTCTTGTCTGTGTCCAACTGGGCACTACATTTCAAGTGGAGTCTTTAGGTTTTTATAAGTTTCACTTATAAGTTTCCATCCTTCTGCTTCTAATGCATTAGAAACGGAATAAATATTTATAGTGCTCATACGCCTGTGCTTCCGAAACCGCCAGAACCACGGTCAGAATCCTCTAAAGAATCCACTACATTTGCTTTAAATCTATAAGAAGGCATTACTAACATCTGAGCGATCCTATCGCCTTTATGAATTTGGAAAGGCTCATCACCGATGTTATCATATAGCGCGCGAACCTCGCCGCGATATCCGCTATCAATAACGCCAGCACTATTACTTAGACGTAGAGGAGTTTTTGCGCCGATGCTAGAACGTGGTAGCACAAATGCAACCCATCCTTCTGGCAACTGAATATGTACTCCAGTCTTTACTGGCGTTCCAGTGGAATGAGCTGAAATTGTTGTATCTTCCATAGCATACATATCTGCCGCGGCATCACTATCGTGAGCATAAGTAGGAACCTGTGCGCCATCTTCTAGCATAATTGGAAGCTCAATAGAATATGTATGATACTTTTCTAGTGCTTTGTCAAAAATTCCAGTCAACATATTCATAATCATATCAATTAGCTTCTTCTTATTACCCGCGAGTGGAGTTGCTTCATCTCCATATACGACTTCGCGCAGAATACTAGTCAAAGCATCACAAGCATCCTTTGCTTCAGTTTTAGTAAGATTTTGATTTTCTAGATTCTGAATAATCTGATTTACAGATTCATTTATTGTAACATCAGTAAATACACTATCAAGTTGCTTTTCAATTTCTTCCAATACTCCATCACTCAGGATTTCTTCTTCCATTTCAGTTAGCCCTTTAAGACTAGTCAATAGTTGCCCGAGCTCAGTATTCATCAATAGTTCTTCATTCATATCCTTTATCCTCCTCAAATATCATAAGCAACAGTAACTTCTACCATCCACCATTCATCAGTTAGTTCACCCGTTTTACGGTCTTTCTTTGACTTATAATCAACCTTTGTCTTAGTTACTGTATATCCTTCCCTAATAGCACGAGCCTTGTAATCTTCTACGATTTCAGTCGCCTCATGTTCTGTGTCAACCCGATATACCTCAGTCTTCTTCGTCATCATGTTCGCCATTTTCTTCTTTCTCCTTTTCTTTTTCTGCATTTAATTTTCTTAATTTTTGAATTAAATCTATATAATTAAGTTTCTTTGCGGTTTCACTAATTACACCAGCCACATCACCGCTATTGGCTACCATTTCAGCATACTTTTTCGCGCCGATTTTCTTTTTTAAAGCACGACGTTGGGCACGATTCATTGGAACTCTTGTGCTATTGATTTTTTCAATAGTTTTATCTTGTATCTTCTTAAGAACTTCCTCAGGCGTATCCGCGCCGATTTGTTCTTTTGCTTCTTCTTTACTTATATTCTGCACTTGTGCAAAGCGTTCGATAAGTTCTTCTACCGTTAAGTTCTCATGCTGAACTTCCTCTTCTTCTTCTTCTTCTTCTTCTAATTCACGCTCAGGATAAATTTTTTCTGGCGCTTTTATTTCTACTATAGTTTGATTTAGACTCATAATTAACCTCGTAATATTAATGTCCAACGGGCGGGGTCGCCTTTTGGCTCTAATATATATTCAAATTCTGCACTATGAAAGCACATGGTTGGTGGAAAGTATAATTCATCTTCTCCGGTTTCAGATGAGCGAATAGTATGCGCGCGATACATTAATATTTCAGTATACTAATGTGCAAGAATAAATTCATAATCTTGTGGGTTTATTAATGCCCATTCTATTTTAATATACTTATCATCTGATGTAGTATCCTCATAATATTCACATACCGTATCAATATATAAAGTATAAACTTGTGTACCTTTATTTAAAAAAACTAACTAGATATTTGGCACTTCTCGCGCACCGTAGCCTTGTGTCATCCTTCACCGCCTCCTGTTTTATTATAACCATATGAATTGCTCTAGAAGAAATCTATATAATACTTTTCAAGTTCGGAAAGCTTATCTTTATCACAATACGTAATAACTTCAATTGCCCAGTTCCAAAATCCTTCTTTTAGAATAGCATGGTGTACAGCCTAATCTGCTATCGAGCGAATGCCGATAGAGGATTTGAAATGGTCTGCAATTCGTGTCTTTACATTAGTACTCTTTCCAATATAGCATTTACCAGTATCTATATTAGTTATCTTATAAATCCCAGGTTCTGCTTTAATTTCAATTCGTTTGAATGTATCATCTAAGTTTGGTTTAACGTATTCTGCCCAAACTAATTTAGAAATAATATCTGGATGCTGTACTTTTGCGGCAACAGTTGTTAGTAAAAATTCAATATCATCTTTATACTCATCAGGCAATTGAATAGTATAAAATAATTTTGCTTGTTTATCTTTCTCATACTAAGCTAGCGTTCTTTCGATACTATTGAATCGCTCTTGTGCATCAGCGATTTTCTAATAATATTCATTACTTGTATCAGTACATTGTTGAACTATTTCCGCCATTATGCTTTTAGCCTGCTCGGCCTATTCATCACATTCTTTTACAGTATTTTCTAGCGCGAGTTCAATATTACGTTTTCTAGTTTCAAAATCAAAATCTAAATCTGCTTGGCGCTTTTGCCGCTATTCTTCCATTGAAGTATCAATTTCTTTTATTTTATCATTTACTAAATGATGATATTCTTCTCTGGAATCCTACAAACTAGTTTGAACACTATCTAACTAATTATATAAATCAGTTAATTTTTGCTATTCAGTATTGACTTTTATACGAACATCTACTAACTTACCGTTATACTAATTTAAAGCTTCTTTATCGAAATCTAATTGTTCTTTAACCTTTTGTAGCTATGTCTAATACTCATTCATTAATTGAGTATCAATAACTTTCTTCTGATAAAGTTTAACTCCCAGAAATCCAATTATAATTAAGCATACGATAATGACATATATCACTTACATCACCACTCTTATTTTATACTTTATTATAACAGATTTCTGGGAGTTTGTCAAATATTTAAATATTATATTTCATCCTTAATATATAAACCGCAATGACAAGTTTCTCCAACTTGTACATTATTAAGAAAATCTTGACACATACATTTATATTCTGGTTTGCCTTTACTCTAATAAATACAAGGACAATAGCCATCATTTTCGCGCAAAGCGGCGCGAATAGTATTTACTAATTCTTTATCTTCTGTAATATGTACTTTCATGTTATTTTCTCTCCATATTGATTATTGCTTGCAAGATTAACTCCAAGTACTTTATCATAATGTGGCTCATATCCTAAAAGGAAACGTCCCCACTTTACAATAATATTAGAATAATGCCGTAAACTTTCTTCTACTATAAAATCTTCTCCTTGTCCATAGCCAGTATATATAACGATAGGGTCATTACATTGTTTATCTATACGAATAAATTTAATTAAATCAATTAAATCCATATAGCTGTCAAATGGTTCTAAACCCTGAAAACAAAATGCTTTAGTTAAAGGATTTTGTTGATACATATTCCAAATATATTCACCACTGACCTCTATATCAGGCTCCGCAGCTAAATGACTATTTTGGCATACTGGGCAACCATTTAATTTATCGCATTTAAAGTCGCAATAGGGAAATTCTATAGTTAAACAAGGTTCCTTATAATTGGTACAATCATAATCAATTATTCCCTTTACTCTCATTATTCATATGCTCCCATTGTCTGAGTTTAAATTCAGCCTTCCTTTCTTTACTCCAAGTTTTAATAGGCGTATAAAATCCAACAATACGCGTGTATTCAGTAGCCACATCACCGCCGCAAACAGGACATTTTTTTCCATAGAAAGCATGATTGTGTTCACACGCTTGGATTTTAGTATTAAATGCAAAATATGTTAATCCTTGGTCGGCAATATAATTTACTGCATCCCACGCTTTCTCAAAAGAATCAAAAGGAGCATCAATATTTAAATGAGCAATACTGCCGCCATTACAATAAGAATCAAAAAGCGAAGCTATGCGAATGCGTTCTACCATAGTGGTTTTAATTCCTAGTGGAATAAACTGATTACCATAAAGCGGTAAATCTTTTATCACGGTTTCTGGGAAAAAGAATTCATCCGCAATTTGCATTTTCGCCGCGGCAGATTCACCTGGAATTTGTTCTACATTAATCTTATAATCTTTATCAGCTGCAAATGCATCTTTAGTAGCGTGCAGCATTTCAAAAATACGCTTACCAAAAGCATCCGCTTGCTCAGTATAATATACATTGCCTAGCTCATCTTCACGAGTATATCCAAAGGTTTTCATTGTTTCATAAATACCAATTATTCCAACAGTATTATATAAATGTTCAAAATCTACAATACCTTTAGAAAAATTGGGTAGTAATCCTTTTTCTACATTGCGTCGAATGATATGACGAACACAATCCAGAGCTTTACAATCTAATTCTACTAAGTCTTTTAATGCGATTAGATATTCCTCTTCATCACCAGGATACTCTAAAGCTAAGCGCGCAAGATTTACAGTAGAAACTTTAACCGAACCAACTTTTAGCGCTGTGCCGCCAATACTATTAAAATATCCTAAATCTTCAATATTACTCTTAAGGCGACAGCAATTACTTAATGAATTTACACTATCATCAATAAAGAGATTAGAATCACTCCAAATACGATTATGTTCTACTCCCCAGCGTGCGAATGCTTCATCTTGGAATTTACCATCTTTTCTTAGTAAACTAATTGTAAGTACAGGGAAAGTAAACATATTATGTTGACGTATTTCTGCGATAGTTTCCATAAATACTTTTTGAAAATCTTGAATTTCTTTTAAATTATCTATCATAAAAGAGCCATCTGGGAACTGAGCTCCTCCAAATAAGGCTTCAAGATATGCCATATCAAATACTGAGCAATTAGTAAAAGCAGATTGCATTCCATCACGAACATATGGTTGATTTACAGCATAAACAAAGCGTTGAATTTGCTGTTTAGCATAATACTCAGGAGATTTTGTAGCATACCCAGTAGCGCAATCCTTCTTCCAAAAATAATACATATATGGGATAATGTTAGGTAATCCTACCGCGCCAGAACTGCGGTTAGCCGCGAAACTAATGAATTCTTTTACAAAATCAACAAACGTGCTTAGGTGCTGTGGCGGTTCTGCATTAAAATTATTTAAGAAGAATAATCCTTTTTCTGCAACGTCTTTTAAATCATAAGCAAAGCAATAATGAACATAAGTACTAGTATCTGCATCATGCATATATAGCGCTTTAGTCCATTCTTTTTCTAGCCAAAGATTTGCATCTTTAAAACCATAGCGCTTATTCATCTCATAATAAATCTTATTAAATGCTAACAATTTACGATGCGGTTTAGGCATTTCATTCATAAGAGTCCGCATGTCTTTATTGCCAACATTAGAATTACCATCTACGGATGCATCTGCAACTGTGTCTTTATCAATAAAATTATCAATAAAATCAGTATATGAGAGTTGCTTATCTCCAAATCCATTAAGATAAGCCATTTCTTCACCATACTTTTCACTTAAACGGTTATATGCTGTTTGAAAATTTTTACTTAATCGAACTCGAATATCCATATAATCACTCCTCAATCCATTTTTTCATTTCTAATGGAGAAAGGAGATATTCTTCTCCATTGAATAATACCGGCGCGCGGTCGGTTTTAATTGTATCCGGTAGTTCTTCAAATGGCCGCTCTATATAACTATATCCATGGTCATGTAATTTTGTTTTTATCATATTACAAATAGGACAAGTAGGTAATGTAAAAATCTCAATTTGTCCCATCTGAATCACCCCTTAAACCTTTTCCCGCAATAAGGACACTCATCCGTGTCTGAAAAATCGTAATTCCCATTATTATGCGGGCACATATTTTGTAGTTCTTTAATTTCATCTCTAATTGCAAAAACCCTATCGGTACGTTGCATTGTAGATAATGCTTTTTTGAGTTCTTTACTTAACTCATGATATTGTTCTTTAATAGTATCAATACCCATAATGCCAAAATCCTCCTTGTTTACTAGTCTCAGTAGTTTGGCGAAATAGAGTATCGCAGGAAGGATATCTATCTAATATTACTTCAAGCTGTTCGCGCTCAGGGCGCCGTTCAGACATACTCTTATCTTTTGGTATCCTATCTATAATACTTTTATAATTCTTTGCTTCGCCTTGCGTCCAAGTTGCTATTAATTTTGATATATCTGCAATTGGATTATAACATCCCAATTTTGGCTCTTCATATTTTAACTTCATTGGGATATTATTACTCCAAAATACATACAATAAATTTAATTTATATATAAGGTCTTTTAAGTATTCCTGCCTATAACGAAAAGAGCCTCCTATTGAGAAATATACCTATGCACTAGGCACTATTACTGCTAATAAACGATTCTTATAATGTTTCATTAAAATAGGAGTTTCTTTAAGCGGAATTTTTAAATCTAGATATGCATCATTACCTCGCGCGATTAAGCTATTTTCGCGCACCTCTAAAAAATCAGAAATTTTTGTATAATGAGCTGGATGAATGAAATTAATTGAAGAAGGATTGCGTGATAGGATTTTTTCTACAATATTACGCCATCCATCTTGAAAGAAATCTCTATCATAGATATATACACGCTTACGTCTATGCACAGCTGGTAGCGGCAAAACCGCTTCTCCTGCGTGCCATCTGTAATATGTATTATCTAGAAAATGATTAATATCTTTTTCTAAAATACCAGCAGCATATTTCTCTTTTAAAAATTCGCCATAAATTGCAGGTCGAGGTAAGGTAAAATCTATTAGTTCATTTTCAAATGGTACATATATATCATTTGTAAAAGCAGTACCACCATAAATTACATTATCTGCGCGTCGAAAAGCTTCAGGCACAGTTATATATTCCTTAGACTCACTAAACACATAAATTTTTTCATATCCAGTTAAGTCAGTTTCATTTAAGTTTATTAAACGGCAAAACTTATTTTCTTCCTATTTATAATAGGAAGCAATTTTCATTATCTCCAAATTAGGAGGACAGAGTTGAGGTTTTGGCCAACTCTGTAACTAAAGGTCAACCACTCCAATCATTATTCAATCACCTCAACTCGTTCTGTCTGGAATTCTAAAGTTCCTTCCTCATGTATTGCTGTAATCTTAGAAATTACAGGATAAAAACTATCTTTCCGTTTCTTCGGAATAAAGTCTCCACCACGACGTATGCCCTGTACCATTAACAATGAGCCGCGTGAAAACCAACTCTTTTCAATAACATGCTTGCGACCATCATCGCCCTTCTGGGAAAGTTGTTTATCGAACATCGCATACTGATTCTTATAAACTTTAACATTTACTACACCAGTTGGAGTTAATAAGGTCACCGTGTTTTTCATCTTATTCTTATCAATAACTGTGCCAATAATTCGTCTTAATCTATATACTCTAACTTCATTACCATCTTTACCTTTAAATGTATAATCAATTTCAGGCTCTTCCGGTAATTTAAAGAAATCATCATATAAATACTGTGAATTAGCCAGCTCATGTGGATGACTATAAAATGATACTGACTCCATTTCCCAATGTGATATACCTCCTGCCGCATACTTATTAAACATCTCATCATATAATGCTTTATTTAAACTATCAAGCATCTCAGTTTTATGTTCTTTTAAGTATGCCCGCATCGGGTCCATCACTCGTTGATACAAATTATCCCATACAGTCGCGGGAATACTTGTACCATTGGAGATATAATCTGCACTAAAATTATTGGCAATAAAATTACTCGCGGCTTCATTTAATTCATAATACTCTACTTTTTTCTGTTGCTTTAAGAACTTATTAAACAGAAATAATTTTTTACAAAAGATAAGTTCTTCTGGAATTAAATTGTAATTGATTAACATTTGCATATTCTGTAAAGTTAATCTCTGTTTCTTATCGGCAATCATGTCAATATATTTTGCCATAATTTCTTCACGAGGCAAACCTACTAATTCATCAAATGCTCCACATTTAATTAAGTTAGACATCTGAATCTTGTTTACTTTAATTCTATCTATGAAGTCTTGGATTGAATGAAAAGGTCGCTTTGAGATGATGTCTTGAATAATTGAAGTTGAGAGTCTTGTAATTCCTCGTAGACCATACAAGATTTCATTTCGTTCAACAACTGGGGTAAAAGTATAAGATGAGCTGTTGATATTCGGCGGGGAAACTACAATTCCATAAGTACTGAACCGTCCTATTGCGGAAGCCACTTTGCCGTAATCGACCGTCTTTGTTTTTTCTTTCTTTTTATCTTCTCGTTCATCTTCGCTATTAGTTTCATTTTCTTCCTCCCATTCTTCTTGTTCTTCTTCTTCATCTGGATCTTCATCGGGTTCTGCTTCAACTATCAAAG